CGACAAAATAATACCTATGCCAAACGCTGAGTTAATAATCTCAGACCATAGGCATAACCCTTTTTTAAGCGATAAGATAAGGGAGAAGATAGAAGCTTTAAAAGATAAAGACTTAGACTTATGGAAGGTATACGCTCGAGGGCGTACTGGCAAGATAGAAGGGCTTATACTTAAAAAATGGTACGTACTAAACGAAAGCTTTGAGGATAAGAATTTAATTGGATACGGTATCGACTTTGGTTTCACTAACGACCCGACTACATTAGTTGAGGTAAGGCTGCAAGACGGCGAACTATGGGTAAAGGAACTAATCTACGAAACGGGGCTAACCAACAAGGACATAAGCGATAGAATGGAGGCTTTAGGTATAAGCAAAGGGGCTTTAATAGTTGCAGATAGTGCCGAGCCTAAAAGTATCGAGGAGCTTAGGCGTTTACGATGGACTATTGACGGGGTAAAAAAGGGAGCAGACAGTATAATGTTCGGAATTAACTTGCTAAAAGGTTACTCAATTAACGTACATTCGTCAAGTAAAAACTTAATAAAAGAGCTTGAGCAGTATAAATGGAAAGTGGACAGAAACGGAGATAGTCTTAATGTCCCGATAGATGGTTATAATCACGCTATAGATGCTCTCAGGTATTTAATAATGCACAAATTCAGTAAGAAAGGTTATGGAACATATAAAGTTATCTAAAATGACGGTAGGGCAATACCAGCTATTAAACGAGATAGACGGAGAGCTACCCGTAATGGAGCAGAATATCTACGCAGTAGCAGCGATAAAGGATATAACCTACGAGGAAGCAAGTAAGGTTAAGCTAAAAGACTTTGCAGTAATGATAGCAGAGTTAGGAGAGTTCAATATTAAGCAACTGGAGAAGCTAAAAATAAATAGCAGAGTAATACTTAACGGAAGCGTTTACCATATTGAACACAAACCCGAGAAGCTAACGAGCGGTCAGCTATTAGATATAATCAATATTAGAAGCAAGTACCAAGGCGAAGGTGTAAAGGTTATGGATTTACTCTTAGCAGCTATAAGCAAGCCTGAAGGCAAGAACTACGGAGACGATAACCTCAGCTTAAACGAGCGAGCCGCTTTAATAAGAGGTATGGAATTAGACAAGGTATGGAATATCTTTGTTTTTTTTTGGAATCTTTGGAACGACTACTTGAACAATACAGAGGACTCTTTGAGCAAGTGGATGAGGGACACTCTGAAGATGACGCGGGAGATTTTGGGCAACGATGGGGACTCTTTAGCATAATAGACGCTATGGCTAAACTTCATAACATAAGCATAGAGCAGACGACCAAACTCGGAGCGATTGAGTTTTTAAATTGGTGGGCTTATATGGTTGAGAAAGCTAACTACGAGAAGAATGCAAAATAAACTATACGCTAATTTAGATAAGTACTGGCAGACGGTTGTAGATGACTTAGTCCAATCCTTAAAAGACGTAGGTAGGTATGCAAGCGGTAATACTGCTCAGGCGATAGGAGACGGCAACGCTCAACCCGTAGCAATAACCGCAAACGGATTTAAGATTACGATAGCAATGCCTGATTATTACGAGTACTTAGACGAGGGCGTAAGCGGAGCTAAAAACAATACGGGTATATCGAGGTTCAAGTACACAAATAAAATGCCTCCTATAAAAGCTATAAGAAAGTTTATGCTTAATAGAGGTATAAACGCTCCAAGAACAAGTAACACTAAATCAGGTAAACGCCAAGACGCTGAGAAGATACGCAACGGAATAGCCTTTGCAATAGCTCGCAGTATATTTAACAACGGAACAAAGCGAACCGACTTCTATTCTAACGTAATTAACGATAAAAAGCTAATAGCCTTCGAGCAGATGCTACTAACTCAGTATAGCAATTATGTTATCGAGTTAATTAAAATAATTTAATTATATTTGTATCTTCTTAATTATATTAGTGTTTGACATTTTACTAAAGGACTCGGGCTTGTAAACCTTATGAGTCCTTTTTTATTTTAGGGCGTATATAGGTATAATGGCTATTACTATCCAAAACCAACCAAACCAACTACACGTAAGACCAGCCTTTGCTCCTATTGAGTATTTATTAAGCTCAACAAGCACCGCACAACCTGGATTTAAAATAGTTTGTAAAATATATCTTAATCCAAGCGGAGCGAATACACTTATAAGCACTCAGCAAATAAACGTAAGACCTTCGACTACTCAAGCTATACTCAGCATTCAAGACGTAGTAAAGTCTTTTGCCCCAGTTTATAGCTATATGACTAAGCAAGCGTCTAACGTAAATAACGATACTTTAAACCAATTTAGAGTAACCTTTCAGGAGTATTACAATGGTGCTTTGCAAGGCTCTATTTCTACTTCCGATACAATATACGCTTATAGTGCTTCACCTAAGTACATCCAATTTGCTACAAACGAATGGTTATCTTATTACTTGAGTTCTTTTTTTGCAAATAGAAAGTTTTTAAGTGGATTCGATAATATAATACCAGTAATAAACTCTTTTAAAAGTTCAGACCCTTGGCTAAAGGTAAAAAGTACGCAAAAAGTGCAAGTACAATGGCTGGAAAGGAATGTAACTTTGCCTTTTAAAATGTGGTTTAAAACATTAGACGCTAATTTTAATCAAATTTCTTTAAGTATTTCTGACCTTGGAACTTCGACTGCATCTTACAACGGATTTAACGTAGGAAGACAAGAGGCAAATTCAAGTAGTTGGAATACTCCAATAGTTTGGACTAATGCAAAGTATTATGCAGTAGGCATAGTTGACGATGCTACCAGCGAATTAGCTTCTTATTGTTATCTATACGAGTTAGACGAGTGCGATACTAACTACACGCCTTACGAGCTGCATTGGTTAAACCGTTGGGGCGGGTTCGATAGCTTTGTATTTGATGGCAAGAGCAACCAAACTACTCAGGTAAATAAAACTTTTGCGAAATACTCGCCTGATAGGATAAGCGGAACGAGTTTAAACTACTCTACCTCTGCGCAACGTACGAGAGCATTTAATACGGCTACAAGCGAGATTTATAGTCTTAATAGTAGATTACTCCAAGACTTCGAGGTAAGTGGCTTAGAAGACCTCGTAACGAGTCCCGAAGTTTATTGGAGAAGCGAAGCTGGATTTGTAAGCGTAAACGTAAGCGGCAATACCTACCAGCACGCCAAGAGCGAAAACGGATTAGTGTATAGCCTTGCCTTAGATATGACGATTGATAACTCAGATGAACGTCAATGGTAATAGAGCATATTATAGCGGGCTACTCTATACCGCATAACGAAGGGGCTATACCTCTAACCAAAGAGGCATACGATGTAAACAACCCACAGAAGAGGCTATCGGATTACTCTAAAACTATTACTATACCTGAGGGTAAGTTAGTAAATCAAATATTCGAACACGCTTTCGATGTAAACGTAGATTATCAGACTTTTAATCCTAATTTAAAAACAAGCTATCAGATACTACAAGACGGGGTATTAGCAATTGACGGGTACTGCCAACTATTAGCGATTAAAGACGTAGACGGCTTAGTAACTTACGAGATAGCCGCAACTGGTAAGGTAGGCAACCTATTTGAGAAGATAAAAGATAAGTACTTACAAGACTTAGACCTCTCAGCTTTAGACCATACCTGGAGCCAAGCTAACATAGAGGATAGCTGGACGGCTACAATAGGCGAGGGATACGTTTACCCTATGATTGATATAGGAGGGCGTAGTAGGTATACTATTTGGAAAACTCAAGAATTTAAACCAGCTATTTACTTAAAGCAATATTTAGACGCTATAATCTCTGAGGCTGGGTATACTTACGATAGCACTTTTTTAAACACAACGCTATTTAAAAGTCTTATAATTCCTTACGGAAGCGGTAAGATACTTTTAGACAACGCTGCTATATTGTGCAAGGAGTTTAGCGCTGAATGTATAACAAGTTATTTAGTTCAATGCCAAAGCATAAACGACCCAGCTAATTTAGCAGATAGTATTTTAGTCTTTGACAAAGCGGACTTTATCTCTGATTATTATGCTCGAGTAATAGCGGACGGTGGAGTATTAGAAAACCAAACTTGTTTAGAGGCTGCATATCCGAACGAATACTTTAATACTTGCGAGGACGAGTATAATAGTACAACTGGTATTTATACAGCTCAAGCAGATAATAAAATAAGCCTTCAGGGAGTTTTAAACTTTGATTTAATTTATAACGAAAGTAGCCCGCTTACTACTAACTATTTTAACTCAGTACCACACTTTAGTTTTAAGGCTTATGTAAACTGCTATGTAGTTTTAAAAAGAGATTTAAACTACTCTATTATACAAACGCTGCAACTTGACGTAACCCAAAACGCAATAGACAATCCTTTAGCTGGTCCGTTTTCTTTATTACCCAATAATTCTATAACTTATATTACTGGAGAGCTTGATTTATTAGAAGGAGACGAAGTATTTTTATCAATTGGAAGCGTTAAGTATTCGGGTACTTTTGGTGGACCAAATATAATTAGTTATACAAACGATATAGACTTTGAATTTAGATTAAAAACGGGAAGCACTTTAGCGTCTAAATATTTAGAGACTGAGCTTGGAGTAGGCGAAACTATAATAACTCGAGTAGTAGTACCTAAACAAATTAAGCAAGTAGATTTATTCAGTAGCGTTATAAAGCGTTTTAACCTTTATATAGATTACGACCCTTTAGACGATACTAAATTAATTATAGAGACAAGAGACGACTACCTAACCTCTGACAAAGTAGACATAGAGCAGATGGTAGATAGGTCAAGAGATTACCTTATAAAGCCTTTAGGAGCGTTAGACGCTGGTAGGTTTATATTTGCAGACCAAGAAGACAAAGACTCTATAAACGATAACTATAAGAATATCTATGACGAGGTTTACGGACAAAAAATAATAAACGTAGATAACGATTTTGTAACTTCAGATAAAACGATAGGGACAATATTTGCACCTACTCCGCTTTATTCCTCAGACGATAACGATAGAGTTATATCGGCTATGCTATTTGTAAATGAAAATGGACAAGTTACAGAGGCAACGGCTAAAATTAGGCTTTTATATTGGGGTGGATTATTACCAACGCAAAAGCCTTGGGCGTTTGAAAGCAGCTTGAAAACTTCTTACCCTTACGCTGGGCATTTAGATAATCCTTACGAGCCTACCTTCGATTTAAATTGGGGAGTACCTAAGCAGCTTTTTTACAACTTTAACTACGGCAAGGTTTACACTCTCAACTATCCGAATACTAACTGCTATAACTTCTTTTGGAAAAAATATATAGATGAGATTACGGATAAAAATAGCAAAATACTTGAATGCTATTTAGCTCTAAGACCTTACGACTATAACGAGCTTTCCTTTCGTAAAAACTACTATATTGACGGTAGCTACTGGAGACTATTAAGCGTAGTAGATTATGACGCTACAAGCGGACAGACTACAAAGTGTACCTTCTTAAAGGTAGAGCCAAAAGATGCATTTATAGGAGAGATTAAACCAGTATATGGCGGCATAGATACTTATGAAGACGGTAACGATTTGCCAATAGGAAATACTTTAGTAAAGCCTAACAATAATAGCGGACAGACTCAGGATAGTTTACAATTTGGAGAAAGCGTAAAGGGTGGTACTCGCTCGCTTATCGCCTCAGATAACGTAAGCCAATCCTTAAACTCTGTAAATGCGTTAGTTATTGGGAGTGATTACTCAGAGGTAAACGCTGACAACGTAACTATAATTAACTCACCTTACACTAACGCTATACGACCTGATGAGACTTATATAAACGGGCTATTTGTAGAGAAATTAGCCTCTATCGTAGTACCTACTTTTGTACTTGAAAACTTAACGCAAGGTCTTGAGGTATTACCTCCTTTACCTGACAACGAGTTCTATCAAATAACAAGGGGTTATATTAGACTAAACGGAGACCCCGCAATGACTGGTAAAAAATTAGAATTCCAAGTATCAGTAGAAGGACACTCTTTAGCAAGCATAAAAGCAGCGTTTTTTAATACCGCAGATAACGTAGGATATATAGACGAAGACGCTCACTTAGAAGCTGACATCCACTTCGGCGAGGCTATAATCTTAAAAAGCCCCACTACTGATATGACCTTCCCAAGTGGCGAAACAACTTTAACAATTAACTTAGTATATAGAATTATAAAACTATAATGGCAGATAAAAAAATAGCCTTAGACTTAGAGGTAAATATAAAAAAGGGTGATATGACCCTGGGAGAGTTAAATAAACAACTCGAGACCTTAGGGACGACAATAGACGAGCAAAAAGAAATACTTATAGAGTTTGAGCGTGAGTTATTAGAGCTTGAGGCTATACAGTCTAAAACATCTAAGACAGACCTCGCAAGGCAAGCCTCTTTAAAGGAAAAAAGCGAGCAGCTGAAAGGGGCTATTAAAGACCAAAAGCTATCTATAAAAGAGTTAACAACTGAGAAAAATAAAGCTGCTACTGCGTCTAAGGACTTAGCTAAAGATACGGCGGGAGAAGCTGACGCAATACAAGCTCTTGACGGAGTTACTGGAGGGGCTGCTACTAAGTTCCAAAATTTAAGAGGGGTATTAGGTAAAGTAGCTAACTCTTTTACTACCTTAAAAGGTGCTATCGCTGCTTCAGGCATAGGCTTATTAGCTCTTGCAGTTGCTGCGGTAGGTGCTGCCTTTACTTCAAGCGAAGAGGGTCAAAATAAGTTCGCTAAACTTATGGGAGTTATCGGTGCGGTTACTGGTAACTTTGTAGATTTATTAGCAGACTTAGGAGAGAAAATAATAAAAACTTTTGAGAATCCTAAAAAAGCGGTAGAGGATTTTTCTAAGTTAATAAAAGAAAATATAGTAAATAGATTCGAGGGTCTTACTGAGTTAATACCTAAACTTGGAGAAGCTATTAACCTACTATTTAAAGGTGAATTCTCTGCGGCTGGAAAGGTAGCAGCCGACGCAGCTGGAAAGGTTGCTCTTGGCGTTGAAAATATAACCGATAAAATAGGCGGAGCTATTGAGAAAACTAAAGAGTTCGCAGCCGAGCAAGCTAAAGAGGCAAGACAAGCGGCTAAGGTAGCCGATATGCGAGCTAAGGCGGATAAGATAGATAGAGACTTAATAGTAAGCCGTAGTAAGTTAGAGAGTCAAATAGCTAACCTAAGATTAAAAGCAAGACAAGAAGACCAATTCTCCGCAGCCGAAAGGAGAGCCGCACTATTAAAAGCTCAAGAGTTAGAAAATACCCTACTCGACTCCGAAACAAAAGCATTAATACTTAGGAGAGATGCCATAGTTTTAGAAAATACCTTTAGTAAGACAAATAAAGAGAATCTAACTAAAGAAGCTCAAGCGAGAGCTGCGGTAAATAATCAGGTAGCCGCAAGGGCTGGAGTGGCAAGAGAGCTACAAAGAGAGTTAAACGCTATTAATGGTCAAATAGAGGCAGCAGACGCAGCTACTAAAGCAAAACAAGAGGCAGCCGATAAAGAATTAGCAGCGGCAAAAGAGGCTATACGTCAAGGCTTAATAAATACAGAGGCTCAACGTAGGCAAGAAGAGTTAGACGCAGTAGACAGACAGTATAAAGCCTTAATAGAATTAGCTAAAGGGAACGCAGCCCAACAAGACGAACTGGCAAAAGTTCAACAAGCTAAAAAAGAGGCTATAATTAAAAAGAATGCAGACGCAGACGCAGCCGCTGAGAAAGCCAAAACAGACAAAACCCTAAAAGAGCAAGAGGATTTAATTAAGAGTCTTGAAATTAAACAAGAGCAAGACAAAAACGATTTTGAAATACGCAGAGCTGAGGTAGATAGAAGAGAAAAAATACTATTAGAAGACAAAACACTAACAGACGAGCAAAGGTCTAATTTAGAAAAACAATTCGCCGCAGAGCGTTTAAAAATATCTAACGAAGAGGAGGTCGCTCGAGGTAAAATATTTGAGCAAAGGCTACAAATAGCTGGTAATATATTAGGGGCTATTAATGGACTTACTCAGGCGTTCGCTAAAGAAGACGAGGCAAGCCAAAAGAAAGCTTTTAAACTAAATAAAGCCTTCGGTATAGGGCAAGCTATAATCTCTACTGCGGTAGGTATAAGCAACGCTTTAACTGCTGGAGGTAATCCTATAAAGTTAGCAACGGGAACACAATTTGTAGAAGCTGGAATAGTAGCAGCAACTGGAGCGGCTCAAATAGCGACGATAGCAAAAAGCCAATTTGGAGGTAATACAAATATAACGCCACCTCCACCAACTTTAGGAAGCGGCGGAGCTGGAGCAAGCCCAATAGGATTTACTCAAAACTTAAATAATACTCAGATACCTACTACCAAAGTAATAGTAACCGAAACAGACATACGCAGAGCTACAAGGAATATAGACGGAATCTATAACAAAGCCGTAGTCGTAGAGTAACTAAGCAAATAGCCGAGCTACAAAGTTATCGTACTCGGCTTCTATGCTGGTTTTATTAGTTAAAGTAGTTTTATATTTTGAGTCTTTGTAGGTTATAGTAATCCTTAGACTATCTAAACGCTTTACGTACATCTCTACGAAGCAATCCTCAAGAGCGGGTATAAACTCGCTGAGGTTTTTAATCTCTATCTTCATAAGTTTCTTTGTAGTATTGTTGACCGCAGTTATCTTCATCAATCATTGGACTTTGATTATTATAACCATTATGCCAAGCGTCTATCTTCTGCTGTATGTCCATTTCTTTGGCATCTTTATACGCTTGTAACATATCATTACCGATAAAGTACTGCATCCTTTGAAGTTCACTAAAGAACCAATCGACTGCTGTTTGTTTTTTATTGCTCATATTATTTTTTTTTAGTTAATCCATCTTTCCAACCTCGCATATATTCTGCGTGATTCTGCTGCTTCTCCATTTCTTTGGCTTTGTTATATAAATCTCTAATTAAAACATCCATATCTCTTTTTTGTAATTCTTCAATTAACCATTCCACTGCCGTTTGTTTTTTATTGCTCATAATTTTTCTATTTCTTTTTTAACTTCTCTCCAGTATGCAGAATAATTTGTGTAAACAAGAACTTCCTCAACTAAAATCAATGCGTTCTTAATGGCTATTGAAGTGCAAAGTAATTCGTTTCCACACTCTGTATCTTCATCCATTAAAACCACCCTAAATTGGTTTACTAAATCTTTTGCTTTTTCTTTTGGTGTCATAAGTCAATTTGCTCATTTAGTCCCATAATTGCACCATCAATTGAACTTTGTTGAAATCCAATACACTTCATTAAGTTGGTGAAGGTTTCAAGCATTTCTGTTGAATTTAAATCGTCTGTTTTTGTCTCAATGGAGTACGTAACCCCA